GCATGTCTTCGTTGATAATCATGGTTCTGTTTTTTGGTTGAATGTTGCGCCCAAAGTAGGCGTCGATGGAGCCAGTAACGAGTCGGCTCAGGTCTCTTTCGTATGCCATATTATACCTCTTCTGTGAATACTTTCAACGTCAAACACCGATTACTTTGCGAAGTTCGGCAAATTCCTCACCTAAAAAGCCTTCGTAGAAGGACTTACGTTGGAACTTCTTCTCACCAAAAGTGAACCAACCTCCACTCTGCTTCACGATTCCGTCCACTACAAGGAAGTCTAGGAGCCCTTCGTAAGGGTCCAGGCCCTCGTCATACATCAGCTTGAACGTAGTCTCGCGGAATGGAATGGATACCTTGTTCTTGGTGTTCCTGAGTCTCCCCTGGATACCGATGATCTGCTTGTTCTCGTCCTTGATGAGGTCGGAGGTCTTGTTCGAGATCGTCTTCATGTTGACGCCCAGGTAGTATTCAAGGCTCTTGCCTCCTGCTGCCTGGGTCTCTGGGTTTCCATACATGACGCCCACCTTGTTACGGATCTGGTTGATGACCACTAGGCCCACCTTGTGCTTGCGTAGCAGAGGATTGATCTTGCGTAGACAGGCACCAGTGCTCTTGGCCCTGACGGCTCCCTGCATGTTGTTGCCGTCGTAGTTCTCTGCCTCGAACTCAGCCTTAGAAGGAGAGACAGCGATACTATCATATGCGATCACGATAGGGGTGTCTGCATCTGTCTCCCTGATGGCCTTGATCGTGTCCTCGATCACCTGAAAGCAGTCTTCTAGCGTGTCAGGAGCAGCGTAAATCAACTTCTTAGGGTCTAGGCCCAGGCTCTCAGCAAACTCTGGATTATAAGCGTTCTCAGAGTCCACCAGCATGGCGTAGTAGCCCTTCTGCTGCGCGTCCTTCAGGATGTGCGTAGCGAACACAGTCTTAGCTGTGGATGCCTCGCCCATGAACTGCGTGATCATGCCGATGGGTATGCCCTTGGTGTAGTCCCCACTGATGACACGGTTGAGGGCGTAGCTCCCTGTGGAGACGAAGCCCATGTCTGTAATCTGATCGGAAAGGAGGCCCGCGTTCTTGAGCCTGTCTAATACTGTTTTATCCATGCTCTATTATAGAACCTTGACTTTTTGGGTATCTGGGTTTCCACTGTAAACCACATGCTTAATTCCATATTTGTTTATCAGTGCTTGGCAAGAAGGACAAGGCTTCGCAAGTAGATCGTTAGCACGATACACATAGATCGTGGCCCCCTTGATGTTGATCCCTTGACGAATAGCCTTGTATATTGCATGGCTCTCTGCGTGGAGTGTTGAAAAAGCACCGGAGCCATACTTAGGGTGAGTTTTTCGGCTATTGCAAGCAGCAATCAACACCTTGTTGCCTTTAGCTATAGCGGCTCCCACCCTGAAACGGTGCTCTGATTTCTCAGATTGCCTGATTGCCGCCCTCATCGGCGGCACGGACAGTCGATACTTCATTAGAAGCTTCCAGGTCGGTAGACGCCAACACCAGAGATCTTGACCCTGGGGGTGACGTTGCCCATATAACGCTCTAGCGTGCTTGGCTTCTCCTTGTTAGGATCGCAATCCAAGCATCGAGCTTTCTTCTTGTCTTCCTCATAATCTTCCATCTTCATGAACACAGACCAGTAGGCGTCACACTCTGTGCAGTAAAATTCGTAATCAGGCATTAGCGATCATCTCCCGATCCACCAAGGACCCCTCTTTCTTTCCTGTCTCCAAGCTTCATGATGTTTACTCTGGCTACGGTCTCAAGGTCAGTGCCTAGCTCCGTTGCGATCTGTGCCACATACCATAACACATCACCTAGCTCCTTTGCAAGCTGATCCGTGTCATTTACATCAGCTTCGCCTTCTTTGTCTCGAAGGATCTTCTTGTATTTGTTACAAAGCTCTCCTGCCTCACCTGCTAGACCGAGGATTGGGTAGTTGAGTCCTTCGGGATAGATCGCCGTTTCATTGGCTTGAATTTGGTATTCGTTTAGTTTCATGGTTTATGATACTGCTTCGTAATTTATTTTGAATCGGTTTTTTGGATTTAAGAAATACTGTTCAAATTTTTTTGGGTGGATAGCAAGAGTTTTGGTTTCCTCTCTTAATGATCTATTAGAGTCATGCCAAAAATAGCGGCTGACCTCTTCATCCACATGAACGAAATCAATATCAAAATGCTCCCTAATACTCTTGGCTGTATTCCAATCACATCCGCGTCTACAAAAAATTAAAGGCACCCTTTCATAAACATCTGCCCGGTATATAAACTGTGAGCCGTCTACTCCCCACCCTTGAGGCAACGTAGGATCCCAGTTAGATACTCTAGATTGTCCTGTCTGTACGCCCTGTTTAAAAATACTCATATTCCCATAGCATAGCTTGGCTGGAGAGCTTTCCAAGGAGGAAACTAAAGTCTCTATTTTTGTTGGACTCATCCAAATGTCATCGTCAATATGAGCGATGTATTCGCCTGTGGCGTGTGTTATCCCCACTGCTCTAGGAATGGAAACACTTCCTGAGTTTTCTTTTAATCGAATAAACTTGTCACACTTTCCATCACATAAACCCTGCATGTTTTGTTCAGAGCCATCATCAACTACAATGATTTCTAGGTTTTTATAGGTCTGCTCTTTTAAGCTTCGCAAAGTTGTTTTTAAAAACTCTGCCCTATTGTATGTGGGAAGAATACAAGAGACTTTTCCTGTGCTATACTTCGTAGACGAACTTGTAAGTGACATCATTGCTATCTATAAAACGTGATACTTTATCCAAAGTTTGCTTGATTCCATTCTGGCAAACATCGTGTGTATGTCCGTGTGTGATCAAAAAATCATCTTTAGGAGGATCATCCTTCAAGTTCCAATTATAGTATACCGAGGTAAGTTTTTCGGATACTAAATGTCGATAATCTTCATGGTTATACAGGTGAGTAAAATCCAACTTTTCTAGAGATTCGACGGCTGCAACGCTTAGACCCCAATGCGGGCCTCGGAAAACTTTGCAGGCTGGCAGACTGCAAGCTTTGAATACCGATTCTCCAAACCTCAATCTTAGTTCACACTCTGTTTTATCTAAAGTTTTAAATTCCTCAGGAGTATGAAGAAACCCATGATACGCTAAACAAACATTACCGTTATCCACATGTTTTCGTATTCTAGCACACCAATTGGGGTCGTTCGATAGAGGAACACCCCGCATCATAGGCACAGTAAAAAAAGATATTTTAATATTTGGGTGCCTGGAAACCAACTCATCAATTTCACTTAGGCAGTTCTCTGGAGCTAGGTGTGTTAGATCGTCGTACTCTAAAACTAATGTTTTGCTCATAGATTCCTTATCAAGCAAGAAGTATTTTGTTCTCCCTCATAAATAGAGATTATTTCAAACTGGTTTTCAAACAACTTTCTGATTCCATCTTTGCTGAGTCTCCAAAAATCACCAAAACTAGGTGGCTCTGCATGGTAAGGGTACATCCAGGGGGAATCGACAATAGCGTAACCCCCTGGGCGAAGAATTCTACTCATCTCTTTGGGAACATCCCAAATATTTGGTACATGTTCAAGCACTTGAACACAAACTATAACATCCCAAGATTCATCTTCAAAATCAGTAAATGAGATGTCGCCTACAATATCAGGACCCCATTTAGAATCAGAATCAAAAGTTTTAATATTTTGCTCAGGAAATAGGGAACTATACTCTCCACCAGGAGGATCACCAGCAATGCCCACATACAGAAGATCCCCTCCTGAGGTGTTGTTCCTTATGGTTTCAGAAAATTGTGTTACGGCTTCTGTACACTCTTTTCTACACTGACTCGTCATACATCCTCTCCGCGTTTTTTGCAAACGAAAACAATTGTTCCCCCCTTGTTGCTGGGGATAGAAATAGTATCTACCACGCTGCCTACCTCATTGATTAGTTTCTTATATTCCTCTGAGCTTGCTCCAAAACAGTCGGCATAAGAAAAAGAGGAGTCAATATCGTCGTCAGAAACAGTCCATTCGATAAAGCATCTACCGTTTTCAGTTAAACAAGAAAACCAGCTTTCTAAACACTCTTTGGGTCTATTACTGTGGTCTAGTGAATTGCTGTAAATAAAATCAAAGCTATTGATCCAGCCCTCTTTGACGTAATGAAAATCATGAACAATGACATTCTCTACAGAACTAACGAGAGGGCAAATGTCAGTTCCAATAATATCAGCATCAAGCATATTTCTAAAATCCCTAACTTCTGTCCCCAGTCTAACACCATGACATACGCCTTTAGAAATTTTTATCCCTTGTTGCTTAATATAGTCGCAAATAGTTTTAATTTCTAGGTCAGTGACCCATACGGATTTATCCCGAAAACCTTCGGTTCCCATTTTAATTTGCTTTTCTCTATAATCGTCTTCGTCTTTGTAAGTTAACACTCTCATTTCAAAACCTCTTTCCAAAGTAAGAATCACCGTATCTAGCGTGTTGACCCAAAGTGCTCTCTTGGTGCTCTACGATAAGAGCGTTTTCTAAATAAGCCATAGGGAGTCCATGAGCCATGCACTTCTGAGAATGTTGGCCGTCCTCAGATCCACTTGCGGTATCACTCTTATCATAGTCGAAGGTCCACTCCTTGGTCGGGTTGGCTGGAGATATTCTTGCGAATCCTCCGATATGGTTAACTAATCTAAGAGTGTAGTATGTGTCCGTTGAAAGCCCGTACTCTACTTGCCTTTGGTTAGAGTTTGGGCCACCTAAGTTGTTTATCAAGCCTACAGGGAATGGAGAAAATACTAAATTAGGAAACATCCTATTTATTTGTGACACATGATCAAAAAAGTTAGGCGACCTGAGCACTGCATCGTCATCCAACTTCATAACTATATCTCCTTCTAACTGAGGCAAAATATAATTCATTGTTTTAGCTATGCCTTCGTTTTCCTCACGCACAATCATTTTAACATGTGAATGCTGCTCACTGATGAAGCTAACAAATTCTTCGCTGGGCTTTACGCCCTGCCAAATAATATAATGCTCGAAGGGGGCAGAGCCGCCCAATAGATTTATTGATTCTAGGAGCCTTTTTAAGTAAAGCTCTCTACCCATAGTTAACGTATAAATGCTGATCATAACTGACTCCAATCTACTGTTGGCGACATGAGGCTAGTCTCGACATGCGTAGACCAGCCTGGGATGCTAGAAACTAGTATTCTTCCTTTACTTCCTAGTTCTAAAAATCGTTGGTGATCCAAGGAATAGTTTGTCACGGTAGAATACTTTATATGGGTGGGCAAATCGTCTCTTAAAGTTCTCAGGGAACACGCGAAGGTGTCCGTGGTGGAGGGGGTGGTTCTCCAATGAGTGCTATCTGTAACGAACACGGAAGAAGTTAGCTCTTTATACATTTCAGAATATTTGTCAGCGTGGTCATAGAGGGTAACATAGTCTGCCTTGGTGCGTAGCCCTTCTCGAAGAATACCTAACCAACCTTTTTTGTGCAGATAATCATCTTCTACGAAGTACACATCTTCCTGCTCAGTGCTCAAAGCATACTCGATTGCTTTCAAATAGCTTTTAGACCCTGACCCACAGTCTTCTGAAACGAGTTTTACATCATAGTTGTAAATAAAGTGATCTTCTTCAGGAGTTCCGTCAAAGAAAACTACTAGCTCGCAATCGGGACTAAGACGAACCTCGTCATAAACAGTTTTAAAGCACGCTTCTCTGCTAAACCACGCAGGGCGTTCTTTGTTCTTACTAATTTCACTGAAATTACATTGTCTATGGATAATAATCATGCAAATATACCCATCTGTTTATTTATTTCTAGCGTGGCTTTTCCGTGAAAACCAAACTGATTTTTATAAGGCATATCCTCTACAGAGAAATCATAAGCTACACCAATCGGAGCGTAAGAACAATCTAGTTTTTGAACTCTACAAAAGAAAACGTCTTCAGGGATACTTCCATCATAATCAGCCAGCGCGCATTGCTCCAAGTAGCGTTTACTTCTTATAGAGAACCCACCGTTACCTACAGTTTTATCTTTTGTCCAAGGCTGAAGTAACCACGGCGCTCCAATATAATCATAATCTAAAAACTCGCTCCTCCAGGAAGAAAAGTTAATAGGATATCCATCCCACTGAACCACCATGCAATAATCAGTATCTACTAACTCATTTAATTTCTTAGAACAAAATAAGTTATACTCCTCAATACTGTTTATGTCTTTGTCGTAGTGAATCATGTCTGCGAACTGTATTTCTTTTTCTAAACCAGAAAACAATTTAGAAATCATAGATTTCCTCCCTGGATCAGCATCACCACAAACAAGTGTAACATCACCAAGAAAGATTTTAGACATATCTAACACCTTCTCTTTGGAAAATACATGATGGGTACTGAGGATACACTTCGTTGATCATAGGCTTCTTCATCCCCTCTGCCAAAGCGTGAACAAAACTCTGATTACCTATAAACAGGTCACACCCAGAAATATAGCCAGCTAGGTCTAAAATGTTTTCTGTCTCCAAGTGCGGTATCCTTCCTTCATACCTGGGGAAGGTGTACATGAAATACTCATACTCCTTTGGATGAGAGACGAACACAGCATTTTCCACTATCTCCTCCTGAAGACATTCCCAAAAAGAATAATTACCATGATACCTACAACTTCTAGAAAGTATTATGCTTTTTCCCTTGGGGAGATTTTTTTTATCAGCCTTTAGCCAAGGCTCGACATTCCACCTATCTTTTTTACCCAGTAAATCAAAAGCATCTAGGTGTGAGAAAGCTAAGTTATTGAATTTCACATGCTGTCTGAACTTATCTAGATTATAATCTACGTTAACAGAGGGGTCCCAAAGCTTAACTTCTTTAATGTATTCTTGCTGCTCTAAGAAAGCTTTTATAGAATCAATTGAACTTTTTTTAAGCTTCGTTCTGTCGTATACGGACCAAGCTACAAGAGGCTCATCTTTACCTCCTTCGGGGTCTAGATACAAAACACCTCCCCCTAACTCTTTTATTGTAGGTAAGGAATATATGATATCCCCTAAGTCACCTGAGTGCTTAAAAGTTTTCATGCTTTTATTTTTATAACCTCTTGATATAAGTTAATTCTGTCTTCGCATCGCTTATTCATATCAAAGTTCTCTTCTGTAAGCTGATGTAGGTTTTCACCCATTCGCTGAACCATGTCAGGCTTCTTAGCGCACAGAGTTAGGATTCTAACCCATTCCGAAATACCTTTCTTAGGGTCAATCAGGAACCCCGTCTCTCCGTCTTTAATCCACTCATCATAGCAGCCTACGTTACTAGCCACAAGAGGAATCTTATAACGTCCGCACTCGGCTACTTTTATCTCAGACTTACTATCGTTAAAATCATTCATCTCCAGAGGAGCCAAAGCAACGTCCATATTAGTATAGAACTGGCCGTATCTATCAGGCTGTAAAGCATAATGTATGTTCCAGTTCTTTCCTCCTTTAAATCCACGCAGGATTATAGCTTTATACTTGTTCCAAACATCTGTCTGCCAGTCTGTGTTGCCTGGAGGTGGGTGCCCATAGAAATCCCACTGACAGTTCTCGCGGCCTACACGCTGGTTTACAAGGTGCGGTACACCAGAGAAATACTTGAGGTCCTGTTCGTGATGAATGCCCCCTACCCAGCCGAAGCGAACATAGTTCTTCTTCTTAACTTTCGTCTTGGGCATGTTCCAGCAAGGAAGATTGTAGTCAATAGTATTTTTAACTATGGCTAATGCGTTTCCTTTACCAATAAAAGGCTTAACCCTCTCAGCAAACTTCCTCTGTGTAACTGTAACTAAGTCCGCGTGGCTGTAGATGAATCCCGCAATCTCCTCTAAACCCTTCTCTTTGTATACGTTGTAAAGCCTGTGGCCTTCATAAATATTGGTTAGCAGATCATCCGTGTCGTAGTGTACAAAACAACCAAACTCCTTTGCCTTTCCCACAATTCGTGCTGTGTAGGGTCCACCAAAATTAGACAGGTTCTGAGTGAACACAATGTCTGCCCACTTCATGTTCTCAAACTCCCAGTTCTCCTGCCACTGGCCCGTCTTCTCGTCTATGCCAAGAGGATTCTTATCCCATCTAATCTCTACCTTATCTCCATAAAGCTCTTCCAGCTTACGCATAGGAGCAATAATTCTATAGTAGGAACATCCGCCTTCGTTAGCGGGAACACACAGTATTTTTAGCTTTTCTTCAGTCATAATAAAAAAGGAAGGCACCCCGTCAGTGCCTTCCTATTATAGTCAAATCCTAAATGAAGATCGGCGGATTAGACTAGTTCTTCTTCCTCTTCAGCAGCAAGTTCACTTGCCTCAGAAGTATGTGCAACTCCGATAGCAGCAGCTACACCGTGAATGGTGCCAGCGATATCGACATTGCTGTCAGTCGGAACCAAAGCCTTGATAGCCTTGGCATAGTTCTTGCGCTTTCTGCGGCTGATGAGAGTCAGGACACCCTCCCAGGCAGCAAGGCCAGGAATGAAGGTAGAACCGAGACCGATCAGTGCATCAAGAATCCCTGGAACATCGCCCTCACCAGGAGAGAAGGGAACATACGCGCCCTCCTCAATCAGGTCGTCACGATCAGCCAGGACAAGCTGGGTGCCCTCAGGAAGCTCACCTACCAAGCTGGCAGGTAGAGTCTCAAGCGGGACTGGCTCCATCTCAGCGCCCTCTACGAGTTGGGATGGAGTGGTTACAACAGTGTCCTCACCGAAGAGGTCACTCAGGAGTTTGCAGGAGGTGAAGCCCGTCATGATGACGAGAGCCGCTGCAAGGGATAGAATAAGATTTTTCATAATCAGCTTTGAAGTTTAGAGAGATAATCCCCGTCCGAAACATCTTCATCGGGACCGTTGGGGTTACTAAGTTCGGGAAGCCCAGTAAGAGCCGCCACCACTTTCTTGTACTCCTCGTAATCCTCTAGCTTAACGAGGGAGTGGATGTCATGAAGGCTGTCCATAGCAGAGGCAACCTCAGCTTTAGATCCAGCAGGAGAGGACTTGGGGCGAGGGGCCGACTGATCGTACTTAGGCCATTGTCCTTCCATCTCCTTGATGATCTTGAAGTCGTGCCCGTTGTCGAGGTCAGTGATATCACCGAAGTCCTCGTCAAGCATAGCCGCAATGATCTTCTTGAACAGGATGACGCCAACAGAGAGGATCTT